TCCTATTTCGTAATCCCTTGAAGAGTGCATACTAGTGAACAACGTCAATGAAGAGTAATTTACCTTTATGTAATTACATAAGATATAATCTATTTTTGTCAATGTAACTCCAGATGGCTCTTCAACTTCTATTGTTTTGTAAGGCATTTCAACAGTTACAAACTCTCCTGAATAGTTTGGAGTTATTGTAGCTGGAACAAATGACAATATAGAACTTGATGGTAATTGATTTACTGGGTTGTTTACAATAGCAGTAAAGAAGTCTTCAAGAGATTGTGTAAAGTTTGAGTTGTCAATAAGGTCTTGAAAAGACGCATAAGTATTTGTTACAGTATATGTAAATATATAGTTTTCAGCTAGAGGTGTATTGAACAAGTAAGCTAAATATATATTAAAATCAAAAGAAAATTGACTACCTTGAGTTAATGAAAAATTACTCATATCAATATCAAAAACACTTAACGGAACAACGTTACCTTCTTGTGTGTTTGAGTTTATTGTATTTTTCTTTGAAACCAAATAATAATCGTTAGTATCAAATCCTTTTCTTGAAATATATCCAGAGCTTAATATTACACAATCTATTTGAGCAGTATATAATGCTGGCTCAGAAGACCTAACAACTACATATACTTCACTCGATTCAGATGGGGCTTTATTGGCCTGACCAAAATCTCCTTCATCACTTATGACTCCAGATGGTATTGTAAAAGTCTCTTCAAGAACACCATCTACATACATATCACAAATCAACTCAACATCAGAAAAAGTATCCTCTTTCTTTATCAATATTGTTTGAAGAAATGATTTTGTTGTACCAGTTGTATTTGTGAATGTAATTACATTTGTTGTGTAATTCATAGATATACCAGCTCCTAATGATTCTATAGGCACTTCAGATGATTCTCCCCAAAAATCAACAACATTAGTTGTGTTACTTGCGTATATTTTATTTTCTATTTCGTTGTCTTGTATGTCGTATGTATTTACTTGTGAAGACTCAAAGTCAACAGTAAAGTCAATTTTACTATCTATATCTCTTCCTTCAATGTAATTACCATATACTAATCTGTTTCCTATTCTTGCTTGTGTATTAGCCGTCAATGGAACATTATCAAAGCTTCTGAAGTATTGCTCTTCAGATATTACACTATATACTTTGTATTTATTAAACAAGAAAGACTCTGAAGCATTATTTCCCCATCCTTCATCTTGTTTATTTAGTTTTATTATTGAGTATACATTATTGCTATTCGATAATTTAAAAACCAACTCTATATCTTTAACGCTTCTGTGTCCAGTATTAAATGATATATCAAATGCTTTTGAATTATTTTGCATAGCTGTATTTGTACTCGTCAAAAGGTCTACCTCAAAGTTTCCTGGAGTAAATACATATGGACTCCAAGATGAAAATGCAGAATAATGACCATCATCATATCTATATCTATATGCAAAAGATAAAAACTTATCAGCTATAAAACTCATAAAGTCATCATTTGATATTTGAGTTTGAGCAACAGATGGAGCGAATATAGGAGATGGTTTCATAACAGAAATTTCTACTTCATCAAATCCATTTATAGCATATGTCTTAGCTCTTTCAATTCCAACTATTCTAGGCGGATTAAATCCATCTGTCCAAGCTATTAACGAATCTCCCTCAACACCAACAAATATATCTATGTGTGATATTCTGTGGTTTAAACTAAAATTCAAAACACCAGTTGTAGCAGTTGACTGAAGAACCCTCTCTACTGTATTATTAGATAAGTTGTATTGATATACGTAGTCGTATGTATTTGAGTGTGCAAAAAAGAATACTCTTTCATTGCTATCATCGGCAATACTTCCTATTACTACAGCGCCAGCATCGTTTAATGTTGAAACTAATGTGTTTCCAAATACATTTTTACCGACACCCATACCGCTAGAATCTTCAGATGTAACCATAAAATTGGTTGCATCGGTCATCTGGCCATTAGGAGTTAGTCTTTCGTCTAAATCTTTATTGATTGTGGCCTTTAGGAAATTATTTTGAATTTTGGTCATTTAATATTTCTTTTTTATTTCAACCATTTATTTCTTCCATTAAGAAGTATAAGTAACTCATTACCTCTTAATTCCATCATTCTTATATTAGCGTTCTGTAGATCTCTATAGTAGTCTTTCTTGGCTCTATTAATGATGTATTCCTGAACACCATATTTATTGTTTAATATAGCGTATTTAACATAGCTGTATAAAGCTTGCTCTGCTAACTTATGAATCATAACATCGTCTCCGTTGTTATATTCTAATCCATCAGAAATATATTCCAGTACGATTACATTGCCACCAACATTTGAAGAGAATGCCATAACACCTCTTCTCTTATCGATATTGAAATAACCATTACCATTCAAATCTGGATTTAATCCAAAGTTTGCGCTATTTATCTCTGTATTCATCGGAGCAGACACTGTAGATATGCTTCTAGATGTATATCTCTTAAAAGTTTCCGTTTCGTTAGCCTCTAAAGGATATCCGTTTTGGTCAAATAATATATTATATTCGTGATCTTGCAGGTAAGCAGTTCCTATCAATGTTCTAGAGTCTTTTGACAATGGTCTTAACAATCCATCTTGTCCAACAACAGATACTCTTACGTATGATACAAAATCGTGAGGTAATGTTAAAAGCAATGAATCACTTAGTTCTAACTCAACAACCTTAACCTCTTTTAGTGTATCGTAATTAAATTCTTGTATACCTCTCTTGAAGTGCTGAAGTACATTATATCTCTTTACGTTAGATAATAGTCTATCATCACCTATTTGTTCTAACATAAAATTATTAACTAATTGAGATAAAGATATGTATTGATAGCTTCCCCAATTCTCTTCGTTTTGATAATAATCTATTGGTGGTAAAATTTGATGTGGCATCTATATATCTTTTATTATAATTGTTCGTTATTGGTGTTTGCTGTTTCCATAGCTTGACTTATTTGAACTACATCAGCCTCTCTTATTTCAATACCACAGTATCCTAATATCTTTATAACTAGGTCGCTAAAGAACTGAACTGGTAACTCAAAGTTTTGATAGTCACTTGCCGCTGGATTAAATAATGGATTTCCTGACACACTTTGATAAGTCCATTTAGGCGCTTTTGGTTTTCTTATGTAAGTTCCAATTATTTTAGCTGTAGTGCTTTCTGGAAATACTCTATATTTTCCTTCAATACCAAAGTATACTGGATATTCGTCTGTAGGTAATGTTAAGTTGTTATTAACCAATCTGTTAATTTCAAGCTTACTTATCTCCTCAATCTCTCTTCTATTTGTAAATAAGTCGTCTCCAAAATATCTTTCAAGCTTTATTCCTTTATAGAAATCAGTTACCGTATATTGATATATAGGAGTATTAGGTATTATTGTAACACCAGCCTCTTTTACAAACACGTCAAAAGCTTCTCTAATGTGTTTTGGTATATCGGAGAATTCAGAATTATACATTCTGCTATTTTGTTTTACAATGGATCTTGAGTACTTGTGAAACATTTCTTCAAATATAGCCATCTGAGCTAATTCAGAATACAAGTTAAACTCCAAAGGACTAACATACCCTCTGTTATCCTTGTTTAATATAGCTAATACAGTCGTGTATACTTGATTTATCATTTTTACATAAAATTATTTGCAAAGATACGAAATAAAAAAAGAGAGGGATTTCCTCTCTAATTTTAACTGTCTAACCTATACTCTGCTTTCGCTGTCCAAGTAATTAGTCTGTTTTACTTAATCTTGCTCTGAACGTACTTATTAAAGGCTTTACCTTCGTCAGTATCATTCATCCATCTTGCAAGTGTGTTGAATTTATCTGTCTCGTCAAATGGAACTCTACATAACAATGTTTCACCATTGTAGAATGCATTTCCGCTGTACTGAGCTAAATTCAATTCAGTAGCTCTAATACCTAAACCTTTTAGTTTTGTTAGGTCATCTGCTGCTAAATTCATAAACGAAGCTGGACTTGATTTTGCATACAAGAATACATCTCTCTTGATTTCAGCTGTTTTCTTCTTAAGAGCTTCGCTTCCATATAGAGATAAAGCAATACTTTCAATCTCAGCTAATGTAAGATTCATAGCAACTTGTAAAGCCTCCATTTCAAGTTCTAAAGATGTTAATTCTTTTTCAGCAATCTCGTCTGGTTTAAATTCTTGAAATACAATACCATTATCTGGAGTAATCTCTAAGAATTTTTGAAGTTGAGGATTTGTTCTTGGAACAGTAAGTTTTCCATTTTGAAAGATAATCGAACCTAGAATTACATCTCCAGTTTGTTCGTCTTCAAATATAGATAATTGGTTTGTACCATAACATAAACTTCTTAAAGTTTTTTCATCTTCGTCATAGTACTGTAATGGTGAACCTTTTTTATGCCTATTTCTCAAGAAAAACTGCATAGGTTGGTTTCTTGACATTAAGACATAGGTTTTGTCTTTAGCTGTTTCATCAGCTTTTTTGATAGCTTTTGTTGCCATATTAAATTAAATTAGAATTATTATTTTGCAAAGATACGAAATAAAAAAGAGAGAGGTAATACCCCTCTCTCTTCCTATAATTAATAACCGAAATTATTATCCTTTAACCAATACGAAGTTATTTCTTCCCATTGTACATAAAGCTCTTTCAGTTAACATATGCATTTGGTTTGCATCTAAGCTAGAGTTGTTTGCTCCACCAGCTGAACCAGTTTGCCATACTTTGTAACGTCTGTCTTCAGTACCTGACTTACGGTATTTAACGTGTAAGAATGGTAAAGTAGCATTAGCACCTAAAACTTCGTCTCTAACAGTTTTAGTTCCAGAAGGACATAAAACACCGTTAATAGCTTGATTACCTTCGAATAAACCACGAGCAGTTGGATCATCTAAGTATTTCCATTGAGATTTGTAGATTTCATAACCAGCAACTTTGAATCCAGTAAATCCTAAGTTTAAAGCCATATCTTCGCTGTTGTTGAAAGCTCCGTAAGAAGTTCCACCTACACCGTAAGAGTTTTGAGCAGCCAATAAGTAATCAATGTTTCTGTCTTGATCAAAATCATTCATCATAATGTACTCAGAAATAGCGCCTTGTCTGTTCAAACGAGATAAGATTTCATCAACATCAGTCATAGAAGAAATTACACCAGCAAAAACGTTACCTTGTTCTACAGCTTCGAAGAAACCTTCAGTACCTGTATAACCTGTACTTCCATCGATAGTTGCTCCAGCAGCAGCAGAACCAGACTCAAAAGAAATACCCTCAATCATACCCATTTCGATGTAGTCATCAAAACGCATACGAGATTGCGCTCTTGATTTCAAGTACCATAAGTAACCTACACCACCTTCTCCTTCAACTTCAATCCATCCAACTTGAGCCATATCAGATCCATTAACTTCGTCAAGTTCCTTGATGATGATTGGTTTGTTTTCGAAGATATCTGGAGTAGCCTCTAAAGACTCACTTCTTCCGTTAGTTCCTTTTTTATACTCATTAGAGTAAGTGAAGGCTTTAATTGCAGTTGTAGCAAAACCAGTGAACGCTGTAGTTGTAGCAGCAGCAACTGTGAAAGTATCAGCAGTAACAGCAGTTACAATACCTTTAACCTCTAAAGATCCATCATTTAAAACAATAGTATCATTTTTACGGAATGGGTGTGCTACCAATGTAAATACAGCAGCAGAACGAGTAATTCCAGTACCAACTGGTCTTAAGCGACCTTCTTCAGCCCATTTAATCAAGTCAGACTGAATAGCCATTTCTTGACCCATTTTTTCCAAGAAACCTTTTAATGATTGGTTTCCATAACGAGCAAATTCTTTCTCGTATAACTCAGGTAAATTCTGAGTAGTAAAGTCGAAATCAGAAGCCTCTAAATAGTTAGAGTTCAAGATTTCTTTTGTAGCTGTAGGAGTTAATTTAACTCCAGGATTTGCATTTAATGCCATCTTTTTTGTTTTTTAAGATTTTATACTAATTTAAATTTCACACCAGAAGGTAAACTTTCTGGAGTTTTTCTCATTCCCATATCTATATTCTTACTATTCTTAACCTCGTCCTCTATTGCTTTAGCTTTAGCTGTTTCATAAACATTAGATAAGATTGATTCGTAATTCATAGCTACGTACAATGCTTTGTGATATCCTTCGGTATCTTTAATGAATCCATTTTCATCTAAGAACTTCCCTAAGAAATTCATCACGTTTGATTGGCTCTCTTTAGTAGATTGGATATTTGAAGGTTTGTGATTGATAACTTCATCACCAACTTTAAATTCAAAACCTTTGAACTCATTGGTAAATAGATTTTCAGTCTCCTTTAAAAATATCTCACTCTGTTTCTGAGATAATTCCTCTTGCGTTTTAATTGAATCAACAAATTCTTTTGCACTTTTATATTCAGAAGGAATGTCAATATCATTAGACCCTAATGGTATTGCGTATTTTTCCTTTTGACTATTAAAGTATTCTAAAGCATCTGCGTGAGCCTTTTTAAAAGCACGAGTCTTTTTTCTTATGTCTCTCTCGTCATCTAAATCTTCATCGTATGCGTATGCGTCTAAAAATTCATCCTGAATATCTTCATTATCGAATTCTGGATTCATTTCCTTCATATACCTTTTAACGACATCTTGTTCGTCTAGCTGAGAGAAATCTCTTTGGTATTCTAGAAAGTCAGAGTAACCTCTTCCTGTCTCCTCTTTAAACTCAAGATATTTTTTAACATCTTCTGGCAATTCTTTGCTTTCGCTTATTGGAACTACCTTAGATATCAAATCTTCTTTTGTTTTTAGATATTCTAGAACATCATCATCACTATTAAATGTAAGAACATTTTTATCCTCAATAATTTCTTCAACAACATCATCAGAAACATCTTCATTTGTAGTTGTTACAGAATCTGTTATTTGGTCATTAATTACTTCGGTTGTATCAACAACTTCATTTTCCTGAATCCGATTATCGTCAGATCCCTCTAATTTCATTTTGAACATATTGTATTTGATTTAATTAAAATTTTCCTGCAAAATTACGAAATAATAACTTTTATTTATCGTGGCTCAAATTCTGATAAAGAAAAACCATCTAAGCTATCCTCGTTTGATTCAAATGACATAGCTGGTAAATCTTTTTTACGCTGCTCTATCATCTTTGATTGTTGCGTTGCCTGAAGTTTTGTTCTTTCATCTTTTCTATCCTCCTTCATTTCTTCTTTAGTCTTCATACCATCAACTTCAATTCCCTTAAGTTGCATTTGGTATTCAAACTCTTTTTGCATCAACATCAATTTCATATCAACCTCAACCTTCATCTTCTCTATCTCTGCACTAACTCTAGCTTGTTCAACCATAGCTTTGCTTTGACCCTCTAATTGAATTAACTGCGCTTTACTTTCAGATGCTGCTTGAGCTGACTGCATATTTCCTTGAGTTTGAGCTTGTATCTCTTGCATTTTTTGCTCTTGCTTCTCCTTCATTCTCTTCTCTTTCTTAATTGAAAGATACTTAGATGCTACTGCTATATTTTTAATTCCAAGAATAGCGTATTTATCTTCAACACCAAGATTACCTTGTTGTATTTCAAATGTAATATCTCCTTCAAGTTTAGCTCTTTCTTCTTCATCTGGAGTTAACTCAATGTTTATTGCGAAGTCGTGAAGATATATATCTTTTATCTTTTCTAATGCAATTACATTGTTAGACGATATTTTATTTATAAGGTCTTTCTTCATATCAGAGAATTGTAATACGTCTGCAATTCTTATTGTAACGCATTTAGCAAGCTCTCTAGTTATAAACATACTTCCAGCTAATATATGTCTTGTTGCGACATTAGAAGAGTATGCGGCCATTTTCTGAATACCAACTAAACTATTCTTGTCTGGATTACTTGCGTCTATAGCTTGATTTATACCTGTAACAGATGCAATCATATCCATAGATATTTGTATAGAATTCCATAAAGAAGATATTTTATCTTGACCAGAAGAGTGTCTTATTTCTTGAATAGGCACTTTTGCGTTATTAAATTCACCACCAACAGTAGAACTTCTACCTATAACAGATCCTGTTTGGAAGTACATATTCATAGCGTCTTCTACAGTATAGGCATTTCCTCCTCCAAGTTTTATTCCCGATAATCCATCAACGTCAATAAATTGACCATCTGGAACAACTCTTTGTTTTACTTGTTGTAGTTTTAACCAAGACATTTGTATGTCATCTGCAAAAGGTATCATTCTATTCACTGTTGAATCAAT